TTTAGGTTTGTTATCATAAAATAGATTTTGATTTTGTGCTTTTAAAATTTCTTTGGGAGTTAATGTGGGACCGTCTCTTTCTATTCTAGCGATATCAAGACCTAAAGGATTTTTACCTCCTGTAGCTTTGTATGTATTATAATCTTGTGTCTCTGTTGTATAACCTCTGCCATCGTCTTTAACAGTTGGATTACTTTTACTACCTTGACCGGCTCCTGCATAAGGATTACTAGCAGCTGTTTTTTTCCCTGCAGCTCTAGCTGTTTTTGCTTTTTCTTCTTGACCCCAATCTTGTGGTCTAAAACTTGGAATACCATTTACTAACTTACCAGAGCCACCTGCTTTCTTAAGCATGGCCGCTTCTTCTTTATTTATGTAAGCTAGAAACTCTCCTTTGGGGGCGTTCTTTTTTAAATCCATTATGGACATAATTACATGCCTCTGTTGTATAGACCCATCAGACCACCATTAGCTGCCATCTGAACTTTTTCTCTCATATCAACATCAGCGATACCACCGCCAGGCATTTGTTCTTGCATGTTAACATTTTCGTTCATAGACATTTCAGGTGATTGTGATTTAATTCCTGATTGATCTTGTTGCATCTGTTGAATAATTTGTTTCCAGATGCCGCTTTGAAAGAAAGCATCAAAACTACCAAATTGTTGTTTCTGTTCTGGTTCCATCTGTTCCCAGATTGAAGCTGCTACTTGTTTGCCTTGTTGATCTTCGCCGCCACCCATCATGACATCACCTTGTTTGTAGTTAATGTCTGGTGCTCCAGCTTGTATTGATTCGTTCATTGAAATTTTGTCTTCCATCATAATATATCTCCTGAGTTTATTAGTTTACTTTGTTTTTGACCATAAATCAAGAGGAGGCATAATAACTTTTACGTCTTGAGCCATGTCCTCTGGTTTATAACCTTTAGCTTCCCAGTCTTTTCTTTCCTTAAAAACCTCGCCAGTTTCTTTGTGTCTATATGTTTCTTCCACTTTTGCTTGTAGTATTTCCATTATGTTGTTACCTCTTTTTTGATGTTTAAATAACTAATAGCTACGTCAAACGAATCTGTTGTGCTTGATTGCACTGTAAAAGATGTACCACCTTCAATTATCAATGGTTGTGTTAATAATTCTTTTGTTTGATTAGCTGTTAATGCTACAGATTTAATAGCTGTAATACTGTTGTTGAGAACTGTAACCGTTGGTGTACCAGCAGATGTAACTAATATTGATTTTATAATATAAGTCTCACTGATCAAAGGGTTATCAGTGCCTAATGGTGTAAGTGCATTGCCTGTTGTATCATTATCTATGCCTGCAAATTTATACTGATTTACTACTGCCATTAATCTAAAAAGAGACTTCTAGCCTCTATCTCCTGTTTTAATTCTTCTTGAAACGTTGTGTTTAATTTCTCTAACACACTATCTAAATCTCTAACTAGGGACTGAGCAATATCTGGTTCGTACTCGTCACTTGCTCTAGTTAATGTTTGTACTATTTTTGCCATTATCTTCTTCCTCCAGCTTGTATATCTAACCTAAAAGTACCTAGTTTCCAACTAGTGTCTACTGCAGTGTTAGATATTGTAAGAGCAATAGCTCTACCTCTAGCTCTTGTGTCTACTTTTGTAGTAGTTGGTGTTAAAGTAAAAGGTCCTAGGGGTGAACTTGCTGCAGTATCATTAGGATAATCTCTAACATCTAATTGTGCAAATACATTATTTTGTTGTAAAATAAAATCAGGAACAATTCTACTAATTCTCATAATACTTTCTCCATCTCCTCTAAGGTCAGCCATGTTTGTTGCAGCGCCTCTAACAATTTTTTGTGTAATATCATAATCACCAGAAGTAATATTAGCTGGAATAGCTACAGCCGTGGTCCCTGCTTCTTGTTGATTGACTCCTATCTCGTGTTCAAAATATATTGAAATTCCTTCAGTGTTTCCTTCAACATCAAACGAGTCGTCATCACCTGCATTGTATTTAGTTGCATGAGGTAAGCCAAAAACAGCTGAGTCTTGCCAAGTACTTCTTGGAAACAAACTGTTTGCATTCGTAAACCATATAGGTCTTTTTGCTGTCGAGTCTAAGTAACTATAAGTTACCGCTCTATTAACTACATTAGATGTAGACGTTGGATAGAACCAAGTGATTTCACCAAACAAGTTATTGATACCACAGTACACTAATTGATTAGATGTAGTATTTAAATCATCATAAACATAATCCTCAACTAAACAGTCCATTGATTCTAGTTTACCAGCAAACCTAAAGAAACCATTATCAGACATCCAGTAAGCAGCACCATCAACTTCAACGGCTGCATTCTGTCCTATTAATCCACAGTTAGTTCCGACTTGTTCGTAAGCAAAAGTAAAAGGAGTTCCAACAAATTTCATAGTAAACAAAGAGGTGTCTGACCAAATGTAAATTGCATTTCTACCAAGCTTAGCACCCATGATCCGTGATCCGGAGGCCAGTCTTTGTGTACCAGCACTATTGGTTGCCGTAGGTATGTAGTCTTCTATATTTTCTTGTGATGAAAATCTTATAAACATGTCGTCTTGTGTAGATTTTGTTCCAATAGTTTTCTCAGTTCCAAAAAATACTAAGTGACGATCTGGAGTAGACACTAACATGTCACGAGACGCTGTTGGTGCACCTGGAATAATTACTGCTCTAGTATCTGTAGCATTAGTTGCGTCCGCATCCCATTTAAAACATTCACCGTTATGAATTAATGCAATTAATGTACTACCTAAATTGTCCAAGGACCATAAACCAGGATCAATCACTGAATCGGTGTTAGCTGCGGGTGATCCCCAGCCTGTAAAAGATGATGCATTAGTTACTGTTGCACCATTTGAATGTGTTATTGCTGTTGTTCCCCTTGCTGCTCTACCTATACCTGTTAATTTATTTGCAGTAATTCCAGTGTAAGATATTTCTTCTGTTCCTACTTGAATAAAATTTGTACCTGTGCTTGGAAGACCCGCTACACTTGCTAATGTAATTTCTGTAGCAGAACCATTGTTTCCTCCTGATGTAGCACTGATTGCTCCGTTTAAAGTAGTAGTAATAGCTCCTAAAATATTACCACCCCATAAAGATATACCCCAACCAAAAGCTCCTAGTTGTTCTGCAGGCCCTACGTGATAGTATTGATAGTATTTAACTCCACCTGATGTTGTTGCACCTGAACCAGTTTCATTGCTGGGCATTGTAATAGTAATAGTAGTAGCAGAAGGTACACTAGTTACCATAAATTTTTTATCATTAAAATCTGCTGCACCAAAATTAGAATTTGTAATAGCAGAAAAATCACTGAATAAAATAATATCTTGAGCTTCAAAACCATGTGGCGCTGGAAAAGTTATGGTGACGGTCGGTGATCCGTTAGTCGTGCTAAATGCACTTGTAATAGCTGTACCTGATGGATTAACTAAAGGATGAATATCATAGAATACACCACCTGAATAAACGTATAAAATTTTATTAGTACCAATAGCTGCGTACTTAATAGAAGCTGTGCTAACTAAATGATGTAAACCTCTAGCTGCACCAGTTAATTTACTTTGACCTAATTGATTCCATCCGCCTATTTTTTCAGGAGTACCATATCTAAAACGTACGTTCTCACCTTCTACCCATTGACTTTCGGCTCCGGTGTCTGTGACTTGTTTGTTAAATCCTGGTAAAAATCCTAATTTTTGTAACATATAAAATCCTGTTTATTAGGTGTTATATCAGATTGTATGTAATTTCAATAGGTTTTAAAGCAAGGGGAGCGTGTGGTGGATCTCCCCCTACAAGTTTACAGTGTAAGCTATTTTTTAATTTTTGTCAACTTAACACCTTTAAACCAAGCGGGTGTGCCTAACATAGGTCTTTTATCAAGGTAGTTTTCTTTAGCTGTTTTAGAACTAGATTTATTATAATGTAAAAATACTTGTCCACAGTTCTTACCTTTAAATTCTTCTCTCCAATGTTCTAGATCACAACCAGAATAGATTAACATATCTCCTGGTTCAAGATTTACTTTAATACCTGCTTGACCTTGTCTTCCTGTTGGGTCTAAATAAATTGGCCATGGCTCACCACCTAAATTCAACGTAGTAGATATCTCACAAGAGTATCTATCTTTGTGTCGAGCTAGGACATCTCCTTCTTTGTATATTCTTGCGTAGGAATATGTAGGACTTAACTTAATTCCGGTGTGTTTTTCCATTACAGGTTTTACTTGTTGTAATAAAGTTTCCATTGCAATGTCACTATAATGTGAATAAGTATTAGGAACTTGTTCATCGTTCCAGATACCATAATATTCTGTAAATGGTGATAAATACTTTTGATCAAATAAAAATCTTGCAACTTCTCTTTTGTTTAAAAAATATTGATAAACAAATTTGGCTAACTCTGGTGAGATAGCTGATTTTAATACGGTGTATTTATTTTTCTTAAACGACATTTAATACTCCTTTTGGTATTGCTTGGCAATTCCAATGTATAAATCTAAACGGGTCATAACCCATATCAACAATGTATTGATGTGGCATGTATGATGGAAAGAATATCATTCGACCCGGTTTAACTTGATAATTTACTGCAGAACTAGCATAAGTTACTTTTGATTTATCTAACTCTGGTAAAAGATTCATAAGATTACCTGGTCTTGGATCTTCAAATAAAGGTAACGATGTTTTCTCACTAGCTTTTAAAAAATAAAAACCAGAAATATGACCATTCCAATGTGTGTGTAAGGTATGATACCCACCACCTTTTTTAGAAAATTCTTGTACCCACATTTCTGTAGTAAACAATTGATGACCTGACATATCAAAACCCATTTCACCTAATAAGTTATGAGCTGTTGCACCAATATAATTTTGTAATTCTAAAAAGTCAGGGTCTCCAATCAATGATGTTGAATGAAATACATGACCCATGTCTCCTTTATCACCAAACTTTTTATTACGTTTATCAATAGATGGTTTTAAAGTTTTCTTAGACGCTTCAATATATTTATCAGAAGCTTTGTTTAATTTCTTTTCAAACTCTGGTGCATCTGCAAACCAGATAGGACATTTAAAATAATCCTCTCTATTTAATTGAGTAGGGTAAGTTACGGCTTTTGGTTTTTTTATTTTTTTTTTTTTCATATTTCTCCTTTATTGAAATGGGTGTCCTAAGTTCCAGATAACCAAACTGTTTCGTTCACCACTTTTAACAGGACATACTCTATGCCATACAAAAGAAGGAAAAACAACTAATGATCCTTTAGGTAATATTTCTGTACATTTTTTAACATTTCTTTTTTTATCTGGATCCATGTTTCTAAAATCAAATTCTAGTTCTCCACCTTTATAATTTTTTGGATCTGATAGAGTAACCGTTACAGATAATTTTCTAATCTTACCGTGCGATGGATCACCTTGTTGTCGTTCATAAGGTTGATCCCAGCTATCGCAATGCCAATCATAGTACTGGCCTTTTTTATATTTTGTAAATTGACAAGACTCAGAATAATCCCAATTAAAATTCCAACCCGCTGATGCATTTGCTTGATGTATGTAAGGTTGTATTTCTTTATAAACCCATCTATCGTTCATCCAAACAATATCCGAATCTCTTTTCTTTTTTAAATCTGTAACTTGTTTTTTATTTAATTTTTTAGAATTACCATAACCACCTGTGACTGCCATTTGTTCTTGAAGTTGTTTTCCGTATTTGGAAATATCATCACAAATTCTTTCTGGAATTGCTGATTTAAAATACCAATAATAATTTGTTAAATTCATATATGTCTTTATATATATTTTTTATCTTAATTTAAAAAAAGAGTAAAGGTAATTTATTAAAATACTAATTGACCAGTCGTTGTAAATGTTGCAACTGTAGTAGAACATGGCGCTGGGGTTACCGTATTAGCAGCAGGTCCAGTAACTGCAAAAGAACTTGGTTTACATGCATTTGCAACTCTTATAACTATAAGTCCAGATCCACCATTACCAGCAGAAACACAAAAACCACCTCCACCTCCACCACCTGTATTAGCAGTTCCTGCTACACCAGTAGGTCTATCTGACGGTCCTGGTCCACATGTTGCTCCACCACCTCCACCACCACCTGGTCCACCAAGTCCTGAACTAGTTGATTGACCAGCAGTATTTTGACTTGAACCACCTCCACCACCAGCTCTTGTAACTGATGATCCTGTAATTGAATTTGCTAAACCATTTCCACCATTACCTGAAGCGGAAGTACTTGGAGCAACTCCGCCTGTTCCACCAGCTCCACCACCACCAGCAGACTTATAATTAGGTTGGCCACCACCCGCTCCACCATTATTTCCTTGAGAAGGACTTGTAGGAGGAGTGTTTCCTGCACCCGCTGCACCACATGCTACTCCACCACCACCCGATCCACCGGGACCACCAGCTCCACCATTACCATAGAAACCACCACCACCACCTCTTGCAGCAGTAAACGCATAAGGAGTTCCACATGCTATAACACTGTTGTTACCGCCCCCTCCTACTGTCATTGTATTTGTAAGAGTTGATTGTAAAGTTAATTTTGTTCCACCTGGAAATGAAGTTCTAAAACCACCAGCTCCACCACCACCACCAGCTGAACCAGGTCCACCACCAGCGATTACTAAATAATCTACATTCATTAAAACTGTTCCATCAGGCCATGTTCCTTGATTCCTTGCGCTAAATTGACTTTGCATTGACCACACACCAGGTGCTTTGTTTAATTCTTTTACGATGACTATTCCTGAACCACCGCTAGCTCCGTTAGAAGTTCCACCAGAACCTCCTCCTCCGCCGCCAGTATTTACAGTTCCAGCAGTTCCAGCTCCTCCATTTGCTGCAGCTCCACCACCACCAGCTCCACCAGCTCCTGCACTTATTGGAGCTAACGCTCCGCCACCTCCACCACCAGAAAATGTTGTACATGATAACGGAGAAGAAGAACTTCCCGCTCCACCAACTCCACCTGTACTTGGAGTAGCATTTGCACCAACAGCATTAGCTCCACCTCCACCGCCAGCAGCATAAAAACCACAATTACCATTACCGCCCGTTCCACCGTTATTACCTTGAGGAGGATTTGTAGGAGGTGTATTACCACAACCTTTTACTGCACCACCACTAGATGAACCTCCACCACCTCCAGATCCACCAGGCATATTTGCACATCCTGTTTGTTTTCTTCCACCACCTCCACCTGTAGATGTTATTGGGTTTGATGTAAAACCTGCAACTGAATTACTTCCTCTATTACCACCAGATGAACTTGCACCACCAGCACCAACTGTAATAGGATATGGGGAATTACCACAAACAGAAATACAACTAGCTGTTCTAAAACCTCCACCACCACCTCCACCACCACCTTCTGGATTATTACCTCCACCACCAGATCCACCACCAGCAACAACTAGTGTGTCTAATAATCTAGTTCCTGGTTGTGTAGTGATTGTTGTCGATCCTGTAGATGTTGTAGATGTAACCTTACACTTCCCGAAAGAAGCATTATTACTTTTACCGATTATTCCGCCGTTAGTGGCCATGACTTAGTTCTCCTTATGCGGATACCCAAGCTAGCGCTGATGCATCCCAATTGAAATTGTTTGGAGGAGTTGTTTCTGTTCCGTTTTCTGCATAAACTCCTTCTTGATCTTTTGCAGTCCATTTTAATCCTGCTTCATTCCATTCTATAGCATAAAAAGCAACTCTTGCATCTCCTACTACTTTACCTTCTGGAATTATTCCATTATCCGAATGTTCTTGTGTCCATGTTGAATCATAAGTTGTAATTGTTGGATAAGTAACTGGTGCTTGCCAATCATCACTTGCGTCTAGTGACCATGAAGCATGAAGCTGTGGAGTTAAAAATTTATCTTTTACAGGATCATAGACCATGCCTATACCCGCATATTGTTTTCTAAAATTATGATTGTAAGAAGTTTGTTTCCAAATTCCACCTTTAAAAAAGTTAATACACCATGTTTCACCATCAACGTGCATGTCTGAAGGAACGCAATCGTTTCCTACAACTACAACTCTTTCAACAACTTGATGAGTATCAGTTGTGAATCCTGTTGGATCTACTTTTGTTTTTAATTCTGCGAAATGTGCCATGTTATT